GGATAGTTTTTTACAAAAAAATATATTGGTGATAATATCAATGGTATGACATTAAATAATAAATTATTTAATGATATTAGAATTTACAATGACATATTTACATAAATATTTATGTAATTACACGTTATGCACTTGCATAATATTGTGTCCATTCTCTAGCAGTCATATCATACGCAACTCTATTGTTTATATATTGCTTTGCAATATCTGGGACCAATGGATCATCTGGGTTTGGATTTGTTAACAATGAACATATGGATAGTAAAACTTTATCAATTGTAAGAGCCGGACTCCATTGGTCTTTCAATACATCCAAGCAGATTCCACCACCACTATTTACATTTGGATGATAAACCTTTGTTGAAAATGTAACTTTTGGTGGCTTAAATGGATAATTTTGTGGAAATACTATATTCAAATAAAATATACCACCTGCATATGGTGATGCGTCTGGTCCCATTATAGTTGCAGTCCAATTAAATATATCATCCTCATCTTCGGGTCCAGCACTGCAACATCTTGGAGGATCTTTTTTGATATTTTCCAATTCTTTCTTAATTCTTTTTGCAGAAGCCATTTATATTAGTTTAATTTCCCAAGATAGCTTTATGTTATTTTAGTTATTAAACTGATCCACTAGTTAATATTTACACATATGAATATTTAAAAACAACCAAATAATATAAGTAGATGAAACGGCGAAGAAGTAAAAATTCTTTTATTGCAAATGCTGGAAAAGATTTATTTAACGGCGTTTATTATGATTTAAACGACGATTGTTTTCAACAAAACAAAGGTATTAAATCTTTCATTTATAATTTATTTACAACCGATTATGACGATTTATTAGAAAGAAATAATTTACATCTGAAAAGATCGTCATATGCTTTACTTGCAGAGTTAAAAAATAAAGACATACCCGAATATGTTAATAATTCTATTTACAATATAATTTTGGATATTATCTATCATAAAGAAGGTATGCGGAAAAAAAAAGAAATGAAAAGAATGTTTCATTATTATTACGATTTGGTCAAACTTGCCTATAAGAATAATGACCACAATACCACATTAATTATAAAATGTGCACTGGATCATATTGTTATAAAACAACTAAAATTTAAAATATTAAAAAGTGAACAAAAACTTTTAAATAAATTTAAAGAAGAATATGGACAATTTATAGATTGTTATAAAAATCATGTAAAAAATATAATGAAAAATAAAGATAATTTGAAGGAATTTATACCATCTGCAATGGTACTGGATATGCATCTAAAAAAAAATAATATGTATACAAAGGCATTTAAAAGTATAGGAAAATATCCTGAAAATTTAATAAACCATCAATTTGAGTTAAATAATATTTCTAGACGTATAAAAGAGTATTATACCAATATGCCCAATGCTATTATTAATCTTTATACCGAAAATCCATTCGATCATTCATTTGTATATGCAACTAATAATAATCAAATGATCGGAGATTTATTAGATGCTACTAGAAATATACGTTAAACTATATCATGTCCGTTTTCAATTAATTTTGACTGTCTAACAATAGGTTTTGTAACTTTTAGTGGTGGGGAAGGAGGGGGTGTTGTCGGGAGATGAGGTAATTGTTTTGTTTTTTGATCAGCATCCATGCCAGGAGGATATTTCAATGGATAGTTTGTTTTCTTTTTTGTGTTATTTATATTTTTTGCGTTATTTATATTTTTTATTGCCGTTTTAAATCTGGATTTACGTATTGGGATTGGTTTTTTGGGGTTTTTAAATCTCTCCACTGCTCGTAGTTTTTTTGTTTGAGTATTTATAGTTAATTTTATATTATTTTGTTTGTCTTCCTTGTATAATGAAGTTTTATTAGGGTTTTGTTTATTTTCTTCAATACATATTTTATTTTTACAACATGTATGATGTTTTTTAATAATTATATATGTTATAATTGTCATCGCTAATAAAATTATTATACTGCTGACGCTTATTAATACTATATGTACTGGTTCCAAATTATTTGATTTATTGGTAATGTTAGTATTATTTGTCGAATTAAAAAATAAACTATTTTGTTCATGTGATTCTATAATTTCATTATTTATTATTGTGGGTTTGGGTGTATTTTCTGTAGGAGAAGGTGTATTTTCTGTAGGATACGATGTATTTTCTGTAGGAGAAGGTGTATTTTCTGTAGGATACGATGTATTTTCTGTAGGATACGATGTATTTTCTGTAGGATACGATGTATTTTCTACAGAGGACAATGTATTTTCTGTAGGAGAAGGTGTATTAATTATTATAGACTGATTATTCAATGTTAGATTTGTCAAATTTAATAAAGATGAATTGAAATTATGATCCGCTAATGATGGATCTAAAAATATTAGATTATTTAAATTTGGGCTTATAATACCTTCTGTACACATATGCAATGAAACTTTATAAAGAGTAACACCGTTTACATTATTATCCATTGTCCAAATATCTGTACATATTTTCTCTCCAAATGTTGGAAAATATAATAAAGACATTAGAAATGTAAAGACATTTTTAATCATTAATTATATTTAGTTGTATTTCCTAAGTTTATTTTTTAATTACTTAAGAGTATTATAATTAAATAGACAAAATAGAATATCAAAAAATAATAGTTTACGAGATGATGTTATCAAAATAAGGGATATTTTATGTAGTGTAGAGATTTAATAATATTAACGAAATGACCGGGCAACGCTGTAACCCACTCCTGTAGTTAAACCTCTACGTGCGTGTTTTTTATTACAAATGTCACCCGGTTCGATTACACCCGCACATAGACAAAATGGTAAACTTATTAGAGCAATAATAATAACAATATTCATAAACGATGAACATGTGACAGAGGTTTCACACATAGCAATCATAACGCCGACTGCCAGATCCATTATAATTTCACCAACAATATCATCGTCATCATCTTCTGCTCGGATGAATTTGGGAAAAATAGCAATGAAAATTGTAAAGATAAAGAATATTTTGGTTATAGTGTTTTTTGAAAACATTGTTAAGAATTGAGGATAATGACTGTAATTATTCAAATAATTATTTCAATTTTCTTCGTAATAAATTTATACTTAAAATATAATTGTATTTAACTTTATATGAGTAGTTTTGCAAAAATTGTAAGAAATTATGAACAAATTTACAGTTTGGGTAAAAAAATTATAAAACGTAAAAATTTAGTAAGATTTGTACCACCGGACAAACTAGATGAAGAATTTAAAAAACAAGATCGGCTTATGGAAGAGTTTGGAGAATCAATAAAAAAAGCGTCATTAGAATGGGAAAAACATCAGTTGATCAAATAGTATTTGATTACATGACATTTTACAAGTATTTTTTATATTTTTTTTATATTTTTTTTATATTTTTTTTATATTTTTTTTAATTTAAAATCCATCGGAAGCAGGGATAGCATTGATAAATTCTTTTTGCATTGCTCGTTTGCGTTCCAAATAATTCATGCACTCTGGATTTGTAGTTAGAGTTTCGTTTTGAGGAGTGATAATATAAGTGATTTTATCATGAGGAATTGCGGTTGCAATACCATCGCCAACAATTTTTAAATATGGCTTCATTTCTGCATATGAAATAATACCAATTGAGTCTTCTTGTGCGAACATATAAAAGTCGGCTGGATCGACTATTTCGGTGGATTTTGTTTCACCTAGAGAATTTTTAATTTTCATTTTAACATTTTTAGTTGGTTTTTTAGTTTTAGAACTGAAGAGCGAATTTTTAGAAAACTTAAATTCAATATCCAAATTAAGTTCATTATCGCGATGATCTCTTCCAATACCGTCTACCCATGTGAGTTTCCCACCGGAACAAACTTCAATCGCTTGTTCCAAAATATCTGCTTTATCAAACCGATCTTTTCTTCCATTGCATTGATTTCCTAGTTGGTGAACTATTTGAAACCAACGTTTCCAATCAATGATTTTCGCGTAGCGGTTTGCAATTGTAATAGTGGTGTGAGTAATATTTGATGTCATTATTTGTATTTATTTAACTTTATTCTTTTGCCCATTTGTAATTCAATTTTTTTATTTTCCATCGACGGTGCTAAACTCTATAAGCGATGCAATACTCGAGACCATGTACGGATAATCAAATATCGAGAAATGGTATCGAGTTAGACACTGTTCACTTATACTTTTTCTTCTTCTTTTTTGATTTTCTTTTACGACTTTTTCTACGCGACTTTTTTCGACGCCTTGTCTTTACATTGCGGGCTCCCCCTTTTCCAGATCGTCCTTTTCCCTTCTTTTTCATGGTTTTTTTATTATTTGGTTTATTCTGTTGCACAGGTGTATTTGCCATTCTTGTTATATGAGCAGTTATTGAATGTCGCAAAGCCATATTTGGCGTTAGGGTTTTATTTTTTAATTTGAGATTTGTTATGGGGTCCCTATGATTATTTCTACGTAAATGTTCTGTTATTGCACTACGTTCATATGTATGTCCAGAAGATAAAATAACTGGGTCAATCATCAATTCCTGTGTAATTGGACATATAAACCAATTCGGATGATCATCTCTTTCACGTATTTCGTCTGGAATGTCCAATGCCTTCGGCCCACTGTGGCTTGGTCGAGAATTAGAACTAGAACTAGAACTAGAACTAGAACGTACCCTATTAGGATGATATCGTTCATCATAGTAATGTGTGGCTCGAGAATGTATAGCACCATCGGGAGCGTCCTCTCCTAGGTCACGTGTTGCTCTTTCTATCATTTGTTGATAATATTGATCTTGAAATGTTCCGAAATAATACCCCGCTGTCGCCATAAGTTGCAATGATAATATGTTCTGATCATCTTGAAGCGAATGTTCTTTTCTCATTCTTCTTATCGCACGTTCCTGTCCGCCTTGACTCATCCTCTGTCCTTCTTGTTGTTTTCGTCTTCTTGCACCAGATGCGCCCATGTTTGGTCCGTTAGCAGCAGCAACAGCAGCAGCAGCACGGTTTCTTTGATCTTGAGACCTTGGCGAAACCGCTCTTGGTCCACCAAAGAACTCTTGGCCATATTGCATTGGATCTTCAAAAAAATCTGCTTGTTGACGATTTTCTTCACGCTGTTCTCCTTGAGATCTGAATGCGTTGGCAGCACGACCTGCATCTCTTGCTAGATGCCAAAGCCG